ATCTGGTAAAGGTTTCCTCGGATGATCTTAATATTGAAAATGTCAGAACACTTCTGAACGACAAAGTGGCACGGGATGAGTATGTCAGGATACTTAATAACCTCAGAAGTATCGAGATCATCGGAAATCTGGATCGCGGAAACCTGATCACCTACTGCAATGCTTACAGTCGGTACGTGAAGGCCAACAAGGAAATGCGTAGGAAAGATTTTTCTATGATCATCCTTACACCATCAGGGCCGAAGCCTCATCCGATGATTAAGCTATCTTCGGACGCTTATGATGAAATGGCAAAGTCAGGTGAAAAGTTGGGTATGTCAGTAAGTTCACGGCTGAAGGCTGCCGAAGTCCGTGTGAAGAAAGAGGAAGAAGACTTAAAACAGGTCTTCGGTGAGTTTTAATGAGCAACAAGCAGGAGATTATCGAATATTGCAAGGCATGCATATCCGGTGAAATCCCATCCTGCCAAAAGCATATATGGGCCTGCGAGCGATTCCTTCGGGATCTGGACCGGATTGGAGATCCGGATTTCCCTTATATCTGGGATGAGCAGCGGGCGGAGAAGATTGTAAAGTGGTTCAGCCTCCTGCACCACACAAAAGGGGCGCTGTCTGGTACGCCGATTCTGCTAACGAGCTGGCAGAAGTTCCGCGAGTGTCAGATATATGGCTGGATCCATCGCGAGACTGGTCGCAGGAGATTCCGGAAGGCATTTACCGAAGTAGGAAGAAAGAACGCGAAGTCTCAGATGGAGGCAGGAGAAGCACTCTATGAGCTTGCCATAACTTCCATGCAGAATCATGAGGTAAATGAGGTCTACACGGCCGGAGTAAAAAAGGATCAGTCTAAGATCGTATACAACGAGTGCGATCTGATGACGCGTGGAACGCTGATTCGGCAGCGGTTTAAGTTCAAACTGGACTGCGTTGAGCATATCATGTCCGGATCTTTTATGAAGGCATTGTCAAAAGAGGACGGGAAAACCGGAGACGGAACCAACCCGGCACTATTGATTATAGACGAATATCACCAGCATCCGACGACGGATTTTTATGATCTTGCCCTTGGCTCCAATACAAAGGAACCGCTGACATCGATTATAACCACGGCAGGAAAGGATCTGACCTTTCCGTGTTATGTGCAGGAATATGATTACTGCACGAAGCTGCTGGATCCGAACATTGATGTTACGAATGATGAATATTTTGTAGACATCTGCGAGGCGGAGCCGGGCGATGATATCGGATCTGAGGATACCTGGAAGAAGGCAAACCCGATCCGAGCGTTCTTCGAGGATGGCCTTAAGAAGATCCGGGGAGATTATGAAGTCGCAAAAGAAATTCCTGAAAAAATGACAGCCTTCATGACCAAGGTTTTGAACATGTGGGTGCAGGCGAAGAACAACGGCTACATGGATATGGCAAAATGGAAAGCCTGCGAGGTGAAAGAACTTCCGATCGACATAACTGGGAGACCCGTTTATGTTGGATTCGATATGTCGTCCAAGATTGACCTGACGAGCGTTGCTTTTATCGTTCCGTATCAGAGCAAAGATCTGGATGTGCAGGGAAAGCCGGTTGTGAGATATGTTCTTTGGACCCATTCCTTCATTCCGACAACAGACAAGCTGCGGGAACACATCGTAAAAGATAAAATGCCTTACGATGCGTGGGAACGCTTGGGATATCTTACTTTGACGAACACTCCGATCGTGGATCAAAACTATGTTATGAAGTATGTCCTGACGGAATGTGAGCGTCTGAAACTTGATATACAGTGTCTTTGCTTCGATCCGGCCAATGCATCGAAGATCATGATGGATTTGTCGGATGATGGATATGACGTGGAAGAAGTTTTCCAGAGCCATAAGTCATTGAATGAATCCACGCAGACATTCCGTGAACAGGTTTATGCCGGAAACGTAGCTTATACACATAACCCGCTTTTGAATTATGCAATGAGCAATGCAATCATCAGGACCAGCAATGGCCTGATAAAAATAGACAAAGATGCAAGCACCAAGAGAATCGACCCGGTCGATGCGACTCTTGGTGCTTTTAAATTGGCACTATACCATGATTTCAGTCTGGAAAACTATGACGAATATGTTTCAAATTTTTTGGAGGAGATGGCTTAAATGAATGTATTTTCAAGGATTTATCATGCCATTCGAAACGATGTGGAGATACCCGGAATGGGGGAAGAAGAACGGCTGCTGGAGTGGCTCGGAATTGACTCAAAGTCGGTGAAGGCGATTTCAGAGACGACATATTATACCTGCCTTAAGGTGCTTTCGGAGACCATGGGAAAACTCCCACTCAAGTGTTACATAGAGGATGAGAATGGAGGGCGTACCCGGGCTCCGACCGACCGGTCGGTGAACCTGCTTGTATCCAGACCGAACAGCTACATGACACCATCAACCTTCTGGTCAACGATGGAGGCGAACTGTCAGCATTACGGCAACGCTTATGCGTGGATCCAGAGGAGATATGTACGGTCAGGCAGATACGGCGGTAGATATGAAACTCTGGGATACTGGCCGATGCGTTCGGAATGCGTGAAGATTTACATGGATAATGCCGGAATATTCGGCAATAAGGGAAAATTGTATTATCAGTTTTCCGATCCGGATTCCGGAGAAACCTACATCTTCCGATCAGAAGACGTGCTGCATATTAAGACATGGATGACGTGGAATGGAGTGGTTGGAAAGTCTGTAAGAGAGATTTTAGCGGATACGGTTCGGGGTGCGGGCTATTCGCAGAAATATCTATCGAATCTCTACGAATCTGGTCTTACCGCATCCAGCGTGCTGCAGTACACCGGCGATCTGGATGAAAAGACAAGAAAGAAGCTGCAGTCCAAATATAACGATTATCTGACGGGTGCGAAGAATGCCGGCAAGGTTGTCGCACTTCCGGTAGGTATGACACTCAGCCCGCTTTCCTATAAGCTGAGTGACGCCCAGTTCCTCGAGTTGAAGAAATACAATGCGCTGCAGATTGCTGCCGCTTTCGGCGTCAAACCGAACCAGATTAATGATTATGAAAAAAGCAGCTATTCTTCCTCGGAATCCCAGCAGCTCACATTCCTCGTTGATACGATGCTGTACCGGCTGATTCAGTATGAACAGGAGATCAATTATAAGGTACTGTCGGAAGATCAGAGGAATGAAGGGTGGATTTTTAAATTCAACGAGAAGGTCCTTTTGAGAGCGGACGCGAAGACGCAGATGAACACGATCACATCTGCGATCCAGAACGGCGTTTATACGCCGAATGAAGGACGGCATCTTTTGGATCTCCCGTCTGTGGACGGTGGAGATATACCGATTGTAAACGGCAACTATATTCCGCTGACATCGGTCGGGGCTGCATATGGAGTAAATCAGAAAGGAGGAGACAACGATGATTCTGAAAATTAATGGCGATATCGTAGGAAATGAATGGAAAGAAATCTATGAGTGGTTTGGATTTGACTGCACCTGTCCGAACGATGTTGCGCATGCGCTTGAAGTAATGCCGAAGGGCGATCGTCTTCAGGTGAAAATCAATTCCGGCGGCGGTGATGTGATGGCCGGTCAGGAGATCTATGCGACACTGAGAGAACGTTCGGATGTTGATATCGAGGTTGAATCATTGGCAGCAAGCGCAGCGTCCGTGATCGCAATGGCCGGACCGTGTACGATCTCACCGATCGGCATGATGATGGTCCACAATGTTTCTGTCAGCGGTGCCCGTGGGAACAAACACGATATGAAGAAAGAAGCGGAAGTTCTTGCAGCTTATGATGAAACTCTTGCGAATGCCTATGTCATGAAGACCGGAATGAGCCGTGATGAGGTGCTGAAGCTGATGGATAAGGAAACCTGGCTTACAGCGGAGCGTGCGGTTGAGCTGGGATTTGCCGACGCGATCACGGAAGCCGGACACAGTCTGAACAATTCCACTGCCGGAATGCGGGTCACGGATGAGATGGTGGCACAGTACAAAGCGCACAAAGCAGAGGAAGAAAAAAAGGCTTCCATGCGTAGTGATATTTTATCAGGTCTCGATAAGTTCGGGACAATGAAAGGAGAATAAAACAATGAAAAAAATTGATTTGCTGAATGCGATCAACAAAAAGAAGCAGCAGGTAATTGATCTGGTGAATGCGGATAAGTTGGATGATGCAAAAGCTGCAAAAGCAGAGCTGCAGACGCTGCAGGACAAGCTGGATCTGCTTGAGGACATGGATGGCTCAGAAGGCGGGGAAAATCATTTGGAGAATGTAAAGAATGTAAGCGGATCCGGAAATGCTATCCATGATTTTGCGGAAGCGGCACGCCATCATTTCCAGAACATCGCATCGGAAGGCGATAAAGGAAGCGGCGGTTATACGGTTCCGGAAGATATTCAGACTCGTATCAACAAGTATAAAGAGACAAAATTTTCTCTTAAGTCTCTTGTAAAAGTGGAAAATGTAACTACGATGAGCGGCCGCAGGGTCTTCCAGAAAAAAACAGCTCATAAGGGTTTTGCTAATGTATCTGAAGCTGGAAAGATCGGCGCAAAAGCAACCCCGACCTTCCTTCCGCTGGATTATAACATCAAAAAGTATGCCGGATATCTTCCGGTAACCAATGAACTGCTGGAGGATTCGGATGAGAATATCAGCCAGGTGTTTATCGAATGGCTTGGAGATGAGGAAGTGGCTACGGAGAATGCGCAGATTCTGGAACTGATCCAGCCGAAATCAACGGATACGGATTTCGAGGATCTTGATGGCATCAAGACTGCGGTCAATGTTACCCTGGGACAGGCCTATGCAGACAGTTCTTCGATTGTTACCAATGATGATGGATTCAACCATCTGGATACGCTGAAGAATGAAGATGGAGATTACCTTCTGAAACCGGCAAAAGATCCAAGTGCACCAATTCCTTATGAACTTGCGGTCGGTGCGCGTCGTATTCCTGTTGTTGTAGTTCCGAATGAGATCCTGACATCTGAGATTTTCGAAAATGACACCTATATGCCGTTTATCGTTGGTGATCTGGAAGAGGCGGTTGCTTATTTTGACCGTCAGAAGCTCTCGATCATGACAAGCAATACGGCTGCAGTTACCATCAAGAATGGGGATACGGAGGAGATGCTCAGCGCATTTGAGAATGATTTGACTTTCTTCCGTGGCATCATGCGTCTGGATGTGGAAGCTCGTGATAATGATGCAATTGTTAAGGGCTATATCAAAAAATAGTTGGATCAGTCAGAAAAATAAGGAGGCTGCCGTATGATATGGACAGAGTTCCTTAATTCCACGAATGAAAAGATTCTGGAATCAGGAAAGTTGAAGGTCGTAAAGAATTATTTGAAAATAGATGAGGATTACGACGATCCGGTATTAATTGCTTGCGTGAAAGCAGCGGTACAGTACATTATCAATGCTGTAGGAAACTTTCCGGAAGATAATCCGGCAGCAGAGATTCTGCTTTATGCTATCACTCAGAATTTTTATGAAAATCGTGAGCTGATGCAGATGGATATCCAGCAGCGGAAACGCATGGAATACACTTACGGAAGCCTTCTTCTCCAGCTTCAGCTCGGAGGTGATGACTGATGCCGCATTTTGTTAAGAGCATTAATGTTGGAAGGCTGAATAAGCGAATCACGATATACAGGTATAAAGATATAGAGACTGGAATCGGAGGATTCAAAACCGGACTGGCAAAAGTTACGTCTGTATGGGCGGAGCTTCGCCCGATGCGTGGTACAGAGTTCCTGGAATATTACCGGGAAGCGAATGCGCTGCAGTACAAAATCACCATGCGCTGGAGAAAAGACCTTACCGAAAAAGATGTGCTGGTATTTGACGGACGCCAGTTTGAGATCAACTCCATTATCAACATTATGGAGGGCAATACCTATATGGAGGTTTACTGTACGGAGTCAAAGGATAAGAAGGTGCTTTATGAGTGATGCTGGCTTTACCCTGGAAGGGCTGGGAGATCTGCAGAAGGATCTGGAAAAGATGCAGCGCAAATATCCGGATGAGACGGAAAAAGAAGTGTACCGGCTGGCTGGAGTCTGGACCAAGGATGTCAATGAAAAGATGCCGTCCTATTACAGTACCGGAAAATGGCCGATTCCGGGAAGCTGGCATCGCTCCAGGGAACGATCCGCATTTGGTGGTTATACCGTTGGAATTGAGGTGCAGAATACGGCACCTCATTGGCATCTGATTGAAAACGGTCATACGACGAAGGCAGACCCTGCTATGTATGCTGCTTATAAGGGTGGCAGGCTGGACCACTCGAAAGGTGGAAAGCGGAAAGCAAAAAGCCGAAGTAAGAATGAGAAACTCAAGGTACTTGGATGGACTCCGGGAAAGGGTTACGCCCTGAAAACACGGGAAGAATGGGACGGCGGCAAATATGCGCAGTTGGTTCAGAAATTCATTGATAAAATGCTGAAGAGGTACGGATTATGATTTATTCCATAACGGATGTAAAGCGTGCCTGCAGCCACATACTGGAAAAGTCATTTCCGAACATTAAAGTGTACGGCAATGACACTTTGGACGGTTATACCAGACCGTCTTTTTTTGTGGAGCTTTTGTCACATGGCAGGCATAAACCCGGAAGATATATAACTCAGATTGGTTTTACATATCGTATCACATACTTTGAGAAATGCCATAATGAAGCGCATTGCTTGGAAGTGTATGAAACGATCTGTAAAGCATTTGAACCGGTACTCCGGGTGAATGACAGCAAGCTGGTTGTAAAGGACATGGAGTATAACTGGATTGATGAAAATGCAGATAAATTACAGATTACAGTCAGTTTCTATGATGTGACCTATCTGTCCGGCACCAAGGAAGAACAGGAACTCATGGAAGAGCTGAATATCAATTATGAAAGTGAGGGGATGTATTAATGGGAGCACCGAATATTACGATTGCTTTTTATGAGCAGGCGGTTGCATCTATCCAGAGAGGTGAAAAGGGTACGGTTGCGATGATTCTGGTGGATGCCAGTGTGGAGAAAACCACATCGTACACGATTCTGGATGTGACGGATATTCCTGAGACACTTACTGATGAGAACCAGAAGCAGATCAAGAAAGCCTTGATCGGGTATCAGAATGCGCCGAAGAAGGTAATCGCTGCGATTGTCAAGGCAGCGGCAGACTATAAGGATGCACTGAATACGCTTGGGCTTATGAAATGGGATTATCTGGTTTATCCGACGGTTGAGACTGATGGAAATACCAATGATATCTCGTCCTGGATCAAGACCCAGAGAACCAGCAACCATAAGATTTACAAGGCAGTATTGCCGAATGCAAAAGCTGACTGCGATGGTATCATCAATGTCACGATGGGCTATACGGATGAAGATGGCACGGAACTGACAGCGGAACAGGCATGCGCAAGAGTAGCCGGTATTATCGCAGGAACACCGATGACGATGTCCTGTACCTATGCACCGATTACCGAGGCACTTGGATGTCCGGCAAAATCGCAGGAGGAGATCGATAAGGCAGTTGAAGCTGGTGAACTTGTGTTCATGTGGGATGGTGAGAAGGTCAAGATCGTCCGCGGCGTCAATAGCTTTGTGACCACCACTCAGGACAAAGGCGACAGTTTTAAGAAAATCAAGCTGGTTGAGATCATGGATGCCATCGGTGATGATATCCGGAAAACGGCGCAGGACAGCTATATCGGTAAATATGCGAATAGCTATAATAACAAGTGCTTGTTGACTACAGCGATCAACGGTTATTTTGATACATTGATTCAGGATGGGATTCTCGAATCCGGATCCTGTGAGATCGATGCCGATGCCCAGAAAACATACATTAAAGGCAAGGGCGGAAACTTTGTGATTGACGGCGCAACGGTGAATATCGAAGATGCAACCGATCAGCAGATCCTGCAGGCGAATACCGGATCTCAGGTGTTCCTGAAAGCAACGATCAGTATGCTGGACGCACTGGAAGATATCAACCTTGATATCTACATTGGATAAGGAGGCATAAGATGCAGGGATATAATGACGAACAGATCTGGCTTGGTACCTGGGGGCAGGTATGGGTAGATGGGGAACTGCTGGCAGAGGCAAAGGCGTTCCGTGCAGAGGTGAATATCAACTATGAGGATGTATCAAGAACGAGGAATCTGATGAAAGGCAAAAAAATGACCGGTTTGGAGGGTGAAGGAGAGATCACTCTCCATAAGGTCAGCTCATTCATCCTGAGCAAAGTTTCAGCGGATTTGAAAAAAGGAATCGTTCCGGACATCACGATCGAATCTTCAATCAATGATCCGAATGGCATCGGAGAGGAGCGAATCGCAGTGAAGCATGTGAAGTTTGAAAAGGCGACTCTTGCTGACTGGGAGCATGAGAAGGTCGGTGAAGAATCCTACAGCTTCACATTCAGCGATTATGAAATTAAATCGACAGCACTTTGATGGTGATGGCGTGTCAGAATCTGACACGCCTGTAATTTTATAAAGGAGATCCATAATGAATGCAGTAGATGTTTTAATGGGACTTGACGTGGATAAGATGTCGGAGATCCCGGAAAAGAAGATGAAAATCAAACGTATCTCGGATATGGCCGGCACAGATTTTATAGTAACGCTGCGGGCAGTTCCCGCAAAAAGATATACGGAACTGGTGAATGATATTCGAAAGAAAGATGGCAGCGTTGATGTCGGTAAAGCATACGATGCGAATGTCATGATCGTGGTTGCTGGTATGACAGAGCCATCCATGAAGGATAAAGACCTGCTGGCAAGATTCAGATGCAGCAATCCTGCAGAGCTGGCGCAGAAGATTTTCAAAAGCTCAGAATTATCTCTGATGGCGGATGAAATTACGGAGCTGTCCGGCTTTGGCTCGGATACGGTAGAATCCGTAAAAAACTGATTTACACGGAAGGGAATGGAGATGTGACGAACATGTATATTCTCTTCCGTGAATTTCATTGGAAACCTTCTGATTTTTATTTTATGTCGGAGGGTGAGAAGATTGTGGTAAGGGCATTTCTTTCCAAGTTTGACGAAGAAAACAAGGAAGCAATTGAACGGATGAAAGGGGCGGCAATGAAATGAGCAGAGTAATAGACGCAGTTCTCCGTCTGAGAGATGAATTTACAAAGCCGCTTGGAAAATCCATCGATGCAATGACCAGTGCATCAAAAGCCGGAGAACGTACCAGAAAGTCGATTAACAAATTCGGGAAAGGAATAGAAAGCGTTGGAAAGAGTCTGACAACAGCGGTTACTGTCCCGATCGTAGGCGCAGCCACTGCAGCAGTAAAGGTCGCGTCTGATTTTGAATCAAGCATGAGCCAGGTGCAGGCGACCATGGGAATCACAAAGGACGCAACATCAGAGCTGAATGGTCAGACAGTTAATACCATGGATGCTTTGAGTCAGCTTGCGAAAGACATGGGAAAAAGTACGAAATTCTCCGCTTCGGAGGCTGCAGATGCGATCAACAACATGGCTATGGCTGGTTATGATGTGCAGAAGACGTATGACACGCTGCCAACTGTACTTAGTCTTGCTTCTGCGGGCGCACTTGATCTGGATTACGCGACTCAACTGGTGGCGAATGGCATGGCTGTCATGGGCGATAAGGTCGAGAATGCGCAGCAGATGGCGGATATGATGGCTGTGACTGCTTCCAGCGCTTACGGTTCCGTTTCTGATTTTGGAGAAGCGCTTCTGGTTGCCGGTGGTCAGGCGAGCGTATGCGGCCAGAATCTGGCCGATACATACACGGCACTTGGAATCCTTGGTGATGCCGGTATGCAGGGATCTGAGGGTGGTACGGTCCTCAGAAATACACTCAAGAACCTGTATACGCCGACGGACAAGGCGGCGAAGGTACTGAAAAAACTGGGAATCACGACGAAAGACTCCAGCACAGGAGCACTGCTTCCGATGCAGGATGTACTCCAGCAGTTGCAGGGAAAACTCGGCGGAATGTCGGAAGCAGCGAAAGCTGATTATATGTCCCAGATCTTTGATACCAGAACGATTGCAGCAGCAAATGCGCTGATGAATCAGTCTGGCGATCGGTGGGATGAATTGAATGAAAAGATATCAGGAGCATCCGATCTGTATGATGGCCAGGGTGCGGCGGCTGGTATGGCAGCGACACAGCTGGACAACATGGAAGGTCGGATCACGATCCTCAAGTCATCCATAGAAGGTCTGGCGATATCGTTTGGAGAAATTCTCCTTCCGTATGCTCAAAAGGGTGTGGAATATGTGCAGAAACTTGTGGACAAGTTCAATTCGATGGATGACAGCACGAAGAAGAATATCGTCAAGTATGCTGCGATGGCGGCTGCAGTTGGTCCGGTGATTATGGGATTCGGAAAAATGATCCGGATAAGTGCGTCTCTGCTTGGCGCGTTCAGCAAGGTGCGTGGTGCCATCTCAGGGATTGTGAAAGCTGGCGGTCTGATGAAATACATATTGGGCGTTATGGCATCCCCGATCGGGGCTATAGTCGCTGCCTGTGCTGCGGTTGTTGCGATCGTGGCTGTGGTGGTTACGCATTTTGATATGTTCAAAAAGGCTGCCGGACGTGTGATGGAGTATCTCGCACCTCATCTGGATGTATTGATGGAACGATTCCAGAGGTTAGCAGATACAACGGCTCCGATTATCAGTGTGATCAGTGATCTCTTAGCAAATGTACTTGTCGGTGCATTTGAAGGTGCTGCAGTTGGAATTGGCATAATAATAGATGGAATAGCGGTTGTAATCACTGGTCTTACAGACGTTATATCAGGTGTGGTGGATTTTATAGTGGCAATTGCAAATGGTGATTGGTCTGCAGCCTGGGACGCTTTAAAAGGAGTTGTGAAAGGTGTGGTTGAAACCATAACGGGACTTTTGGAGGGTGTGATTGGCATTATAACATCTATTGGCGGAGCTGTAGGAGGGGCTGTTGAAAAAGTAGGAAAGTTTGTATCTGGGAAGAAAAGATCAAATACAAGCACGGTTGGAAAAAATGCATCTGGTACGCCGAACTGGAAAGGCGGCTGGACATCCGTCAATGAAAAGGGCGGCGAGATCATGAACCTTCCGAGTGGTACACAGATCATCCCGCACGATGCGAGCCGTAATACGCCGGTAGGCGGAAATATCAGCATCGCAAAACTGGCGGATCAGATCGTTGTTAGGGAAGATGCGGATATCGAAAAAATCGGCGATATGCTGGTTCGAAAGATCCGGCAGGCAAATGGAAACAGAGGAGGGTGGACATTTAATGGAAATATGGCTTAAACAAAGATCAAAGCGGGTCATGCTTCCTGTGCTCCCTCAGGAGTACCAGGTAACGTCTGATCAGAATAATACTGTGGTCAATGTCATCGGTATCGGCGACGTTGTATTAAAAGGGAAACGAGGTCTTCAGCGAATCACGTTTTCCTCATTTTTCCCCATGCGGTATGATAGGTCTTTTTGTGAGACCTCAAATTTGAGGAAACCGAAGGAATATGTCAAGCTGATTGAGAGCATGAAACGATCAGGGGCGTTGAAGTCGATCATTACAGAAACGCCGGTAAATTACTGGAGTACGATCGAAACTTTTGAATGGGGCGAGCAGGATGGAACCGGAGATATTTATTATACTTTGACACTGCAGGAATACCGGGCACCATCGGTTTCCGTTTCCAGCGTAGTAGCAATGTAGGGAGGCTGTTATGAAAAGAGTAATTCCGGAAGTGACGGTGACATCTTACACCGTGAAAAAGAATGACACATTGAGTTCGATCGCCAGAAAACTCACAGGATCCACAGATTATTCGGCGATCTATCAGCAGAACAAGGACCAGATCGGTAGCAATCCGAACAACATCACTGCCGGCATGGTGCTTGTCATACCACGCAATGAATCTACTACTGATTAAATCTCAGACAGGAAAACAGTATGACATTACGAATGCTGTCACGCGGATTGAGTGGAGCGGTTCGGCGTCTTCCGCTGCGAGACAGCTGTCATTTGATTATGTGAATGCTCCCTATGATAATTTTGGACTTCCTGTGGTGGTGACTGGTGATTTTGTATCGTTTTCGGCGGGGAATGAAGAAGTGTTTTATGGCCAGCTATTCGGGTCAGAAAAATCGTCAGCGGTTGGAACGATCACATTTACTGCATATGACATGATGA